GATCATCCCATTTGTCATATGCAAAGCCGCTAATTATTTCAGTAATACCGCCACCTAAAATACGCATACCGTTTGATGGCATAACCCAAAGCTCCTGAGTTTGTCCTTTATTCCTGCCCTCCCTTAATCGAGGGGCATATAAGAATCCATTACCATCAATCAATTTCCATCCCAGCAACTCCTCAATCATAAGGGAATACCCCATTACAGGATTAGGATTATTGATTCGTTTTATTAATTCACTAGTAAGGTCTAGCTTCCAGGTACCGTCCGTCTGCTTAATTTCAAGTAATAGAGGCACATTTGAGGCAGTTGTAATGATATAATTGATAATGGCATATACATCCGCATTACCACCGTACCCATTTTTTACGAACTCATCACTACCAAATTCAAGGTTTATCTGCCCAAAATTGCCGACAAATTGGTTTAACTGCCTTAAAAATTCGTTATCCTTAAATAGATCATCGTTGTGTAAGCTCTTTATTTGTTGTTGTTCTTTTTTATTGAATGGCCACATGATTTACCAGTTATGCATTAAACTATTCTTTATAAATTCGGCTAACATAGTAGTACTATCTGCCGCATCATCGTGTATATTTTTGGCTACATTTTTAAAGGTACTAACTAATTGGGAGAAATAGGGAATGTACTGCCCTTCAGCATCGCTACGAAAATAGAAATTATTAATTACATAACTACTCATTAAGTACATTCTCGTTTCTTTGTTGGTCTTAGTTGCCTTCATTTCAACGCTCGTATTGCCATTTAGATTCTTAACCAAAGCCCTAATATTTAAGGCATAGATCCGGCCTGCGCTGTTACTTTCAATCCTACATATACTAACATCATGCTCAATTAATTTATTCGTTAATGCAATTTCTGTAGTCTCAACCGACTCCTGAGTGAATAAAACATCAATAATATATGCCTTATTGCCGTCAGTTTTGGCAAATATAGCACTTAAATAATCGCTCCCTGTGTCGGCCACATCAACCACACAAATAACACTTGTATCAATATTAACCTTACCACTAAAGTAATTTAACTTATCCCGTGGGTATAATAAACCCTTTGCTTCTATTGGGTTTTGTTGGTATTCAGCCTCAAATATTGCAGTCGGAAGGTTTTGTTTCTGTAATAATAAGTCCTCAGTTGATAGAATCTTCTCACAAAATGATTTATTTTCATCCGTTAGTGCTGCGATTGTTATCTGCCTGTCAAATTCTTTAACGTCCTCTAGCCTCCCTATAATATCTCTATTGCTCCATCGGGTTCCAATATGTATCTCCGGGCAATCCTTTTCCTTCCGTGATCTGAACACACCATTAAACCATTCCCATAATTTTAATAATACGGGTTCACTCATGGCCATCTCAATGTCTTTAATAGAGTCATCAACGATTGCAACCGTGCTAACACCAAATCCTATAATAGTGCTACCAGCACCCGCAGATAGATAACCAACGCTTACGCTCTCAGATGTATTCCATGCCCCGATTGCTGCTTTGTCTCCAGACAATTTGAGATTTGGGAATACTTTTAATATCCGTGGGTCTGTCATAAACCCTCTTATGTCATAACTAAACTTATGTGCCAGTGTTGATGTGCAAGATGTTCTTAGTATTGATGCTTTAGGGTTGTTACCAAATACCCAAATACAATAGATCGAGGTTATGTATGATTTACCGTGCCGTGGAGGCAATGAAACAGATAGCTTCTTTATTTTTCCGTCTGTAATGTCCTGGAATGCATGTGCTACCTCTTCTAAGAAAGGGCATTTTTTAAAAAAGTCTGGATCAAAGTATTGACAGAACGCCCAAAAGTCGGTCTTTAGTTTCTCGTTTTGCTCAATTTCAAGTAATATCTCAAGTTCTTCAAGTTCTTCAAGCTCATACATTATGCCAAAAGAAACTCAAATGTATAATCAAACACGGTATTAGTCAAAAGTGTTTCATAGCAAAGGTCTTTATTCACCTTTTTAGGTAGATATGTAACTGTAAGCTCTACGTTTTTACCCGTAAATGATACATTACTCTGTGGTTTATTTGGTATGCACTTAGCCATTGATTAATAATAATTCATCGCTTCTAATCTGTACCGCCTGAGAAGATGCAAAGTCAGCATCAGAGGTTTGTATTTTTGTTGTTGCTACAATTAGGCCTAAATCCATTGCATCAAGATCCGACTCAGTTACTTCAAACTCAATTGATGTGGAGGTACTGCCCTCTACTATGGTAGCTCCGGTCTTGGTGTAAATCTTAGTTGTACCTGAGAAGTCTTTAAGTGTTACTGTAGCCTCTTGTAAGTCTGTGAATGGTATTCCCACCCCAGCATCATCCTTAATCTCGTATTCGATTAGTTTGTTCTCGCCTTTAGTTATATCTGTAATCATAAGTTCTTAATTTAAGTCAACTACTTTGTTAATGTAGCTTTTTAGCCCATCCAGCCCATTTGAATTAAATGCACGTATCATTCGTCTTTTATGATTTACAAGCATATACATTGGCATTTTAATAAGGTGTTCTTCTTCATTTGGTTCAATTCCATTCATCTCCAGCCCAGATAAAAATATATCTCTACCCGATATAAGGCAATTCTGATAACTCACATCAAACCTTTCCGGTAATTTTCTTGATATATCTATAATTTCATTTAATGTCCCCTTTGTGGCTTTCATAAGTTCTTAATGAGTTCTTTAATTCTTTTTTTACGATCTGCCGGGCTAAGTAATTTTAATAAAGCCACATTATCATTAACAACATTTGTGTTTTCTGTTTTATCTGCCTCCCCTAATTGTTTAGATCTCCATATGGCTGCAGTTGCATTCATTTTGTTTAATAATGCCCCTTTATTAATCCTGGCAATTACCGCATTATTGATCTCTTTTTTTATATTGTCCAAAACTTTGTGCTTTTCAGCTAAGTCATAAAACGTTGAATGTGGTATGTCTATGTGAATAACTGCATCCTGAACGCTTAAACATTCCTTATCGTTAATGGCATACTCTGCAGCCTTTACAAACAATTCTATTGCTTGATCTTCTGTATATTTCTGAGTATATCTATTGCCTTTTGGTGCTCCCATTTTACGCTAATTGTTTGCCCATAATTTTCAAATGTAAATATAGCTAATTAATAGTTAATGAATTTATGTGGTTTTACTTCAAGTAAGTTCACATACACAAATGACATATAACAAAAAAGCCACCTATCAAATAAGCAGCTTTTGTCTCCAATTCAGGACCTCACTTGTTGCGGCTGGACATTTAGCTAATTACTTCTAAACGGTTCAAACATCAGCTTATTACATAGTTTTACGCGTAAGTTGCAGGACTCTAACCTTTCTTAAATTTCTTTCATAATACAAATATACTTAATTAATTCTTTATAGTTGAAACGTACACAAAGGACATAATAAATATTGTGGGATACCAAAAGAACAGCTTACTAATGACTTTCTTCTTTAAAGGCTTTTTAGTGCTTTTGTGATATAATTCCTGTTTTTCTGCTAGTGTCGGTGCCTGGGTGTACGTTGTTGATTTGCAGCTACACAATATAAATAATAAGATATAAATGTATTTCATAATTTTAATTATTTATTATTCCACGCAATACTCCCCCAATATCCTGTATGCATGTCCGTGATATACATTTGTTCAATTTTTACATATTCTAGCCATCTCCACTCATTTTGTAATTTCTTAGGAAACCATAAATATGTTTTAATTGTTCGCTTTTCAAGGTGTTCTGGTCTTTGTTTTACTTTGTATTTCATAATTTATTGTTTAAATTTGCCTTCAGTATTTTTCATAGTATTTTAGGTTAGGTTAGGCGGGAGTAGTTACCCGCCTTTTTTTATTCCAATAGTTCTGGATTTTCAAATCTATTACCCACAATATTAAGCGGTTCATCAAACTCACCAAGTAAGGTTAACAGCGACCCGTCTTTTAGTAATGATTCATCAACCCAAAATGCCCCGTTATCCCAAACAATGGGGGAATAGCTTTTTTGTTTCTCTCCGTCAGATTCAAATTCGTGCATATGTATGTCACAATCATAAATCTCTTTGCCGTTCTTATCTAATAGTCCGGTGAATTGTTCCAGTATTGCACCTTCTTCTTGGGGCAATTCAATAATTCCTCCATCCGTGTACATGTCGCCATGCCATTCATCTGATTTATCAATAACACCGTCATAAACTAATCTAAATTTCAGTATTCTTTCCATAATTCATTTGTTTAATATTTAAGTTCAATAATATATTGCTTCAGTTCCTTAATCTCTGCCTTTGCTATTTGCAAGTTGGCGCGACATAGCTTTAATGCACTAGAAGGTGTTACCGCCCTTACAGTTTTATAGCTCATCCTTTTTAGATCTGTTGCATTAATACTTGTCACACCTTTAATATTTGTAATTATGCCGTGGGATCGTATCCGTGACTTTACCTCATTAATACCTATTCCTAACATAAAGGCCACCTCGCTAATCCTGTAGTATCTGCGTTTAATTTGTTCCTGGATCATAATATTATTTCCAAGTAATAACCATTTTTTCTAGCTCATCACCAGATAAAGGAGATCCGAAATCCTTAAATTGCATTTTTATTCTTGGATTTGTTGGTATCCCATTTGGAGCATAAATAATTAGCGGAAGTTTTCTCTTCTCTTTACTTATAAGTTGCAGCCTTTTAATAAATTTATCTATTGTCATTTCCATAATATTATTTAGTTAATTTGTTCCTTACCAGTTTTATTCGTTCGGCAATAAATCGTAAAAACGATTGACAACCGATAACAATCATTAAATTGCATTAAAACGCAATTTACCTCAGTGTTGTGTGTAATACTACTGCCAGTATTCATTTGGATAACCAAAATCTCGCCCCTCTTCTGGACACCAATCAAGTTCTCTTGCTTGCCCATGCGCTTTTGTTTTTTCACTTGGTTGGTATGTTACAGTAAACGGGCTTCCAGCCTCTTTAATTTCCCTTAAATCATTTACCTTTCCATCTACTTTTTTAGCAAATGAAATAGCGGATTTTTCGCTGTTAAATCGTTTTCTTCGTGCCATTTTATAAAGTTTATTCGTTAATAATCCGTACTACACACAACAATATGTATAGTGCATTCTCGTGCCTCAAACGACACCATACACTCAACGTTGTAGGTAATAAGCCTACTAAAGTGTTCTGCATTTAACTGTTTCTATTTTCCAATCACAACCCACCATATAAGTATGCAAATATTGTGGTTGGATTTTCATTAATTCTTCGATTGAATATTGTGTTTTCGTAGATTCCCTTAATAATTTATCTAATTCAATTTGAGCAGATTCAGGTGTTTCAAATCCTATATTCATATATGAAGATCGTTTACCAGTTAATCTATTGGTGTACTTAATACTGTATAATATCTTAGTCATATTTTGTTATTTACCCGTAGGCTAACTACCTACAACACTAAATAAACCACATTAAAACGATGGTTTATTAATCTCGTTATAGGGTATTAATCGTACCCCAATTCTTTTGTATAATTCATATGCAATAATTCACCGGTGGTACACCCTAGACGCCTACAAGTGTTCATTACATTTTCTACATGCTTCATGTGTGCAATATCTTCGTGGTCTATTCCATCCTTGATGATAACTTTAGCCAATTTACCACACCTATAAAGTACAAGGTCTTCATTAAATGAATCGTACCCAATAGCTTTTTCGCCAAGTCCAACAAGCGTTAAATATCCACTATACTTTTTATGCTCACCATCACTTACCGATTCAATGATATCATTAATTCCGTAATTACTTTTTATTTCGTCCCAGTTCATAATATTTGTTTTAACACCATATAACACTAAATAAAGCGCATAACAAACGCTCTTTATTATCACCGTTAGCATCAATACCAAAACCAAAGCTTTAGTTTTTTATCGTAAAATGGCGTTGATCCGCCAACGGATTCTTTATATCTATTAGCAAAATTTGCCATTCTATTCCAAGCTTTTTCATTCCAATCAACGCCACATAATTCTCTAACTTCTGATTTTGTCGTCCCTCTAATCTTTCCAATAATTACATTATCGGTATATCCCGTTAATTTATCAAAGGCTTCTCTTATATCCATTGTTTTGTTAATAATGCTAACAATATATAAACCACATTAAAACGATGGTTTATTAATTACGTTAGCCACTATTTAAATTAAGTCCCACCAATTATCGTTAACTATTTTCTGTATATCTTCTGGTATGTTTTGTTGTCTTTCTGCAAACTCCTTTAATTTAAACAGTTCCCTTCGATGGCTAACATTAGCTAAACCTAAATTTTCAACCTTAGATTTGTGGTAGTTTTTAAAGTTCCCTGTTAAGGCAGTTATCATAAATTCCCTATCTACTTTCTCTAGCAAATTCAATGGTTTTATTAGTATTTCAAATTCTTCTTTGGTCATTTCATCTATATTTAATCGGTTTAAAATCAATGTTTAGCAATACTAATTAGCAACAATAAAAATTATTCATCTATTCCCAACACTTCAAGTTCGTACTTAACCAATGCCATTGGTTCAATATCGGTTATCTGTTTTTCAATCTCATTTCTTTTCTTAAACAACTCAATTACTTTAGGGTTGTCTGTTATTTTGCTGTAGTCTATCTTATCCATAATTTCTCTTTAAAATAGTTAAAATTCCAATTTGTATTGAGCAATGATTATCAAATTTAAAATTGCTAATATTGCCATTCAGGCTACTACATTCAAATGATATAAAATTTGGAATTTTAGTGTGTGGTGATTTGTTAATTTTATTAATAACAAAATGTTTGCCCAAATAATCGCCTTCTGTTATTTCAATTATACCATTAATTGTAAAATTCTTTTCTGTTTTCATAATAATTAAATTTTATAGCCATTTATTAATCTCGTTACCACACCCACACAATCAGCCCGGCCAATACTGCCAGACCCAACTTGAGCCAGAATAGAGGACTGAATATCCACCAGGTGTCCAGGTTATACTCTTTTACGTCTGTTGCTTTTTTCATAATTAAGTTGTTTTAGTTTTCCTATAGATAATTACTGCTCTAGTAATTCCTTGCTTCTTCGTATCTCTTTTATCACACCAACATAAGCTGCGCCCTCCCTATCATAATCTATAGTTTGGTATTTTCGTTTGCCGTTTACATACAGCTCGCCAATCCATCTTAGTGATGCTGTGTCGTATGGTTTGCCCGTTTTATCATAAGCTGGCCTTACTATTATTGTTGCAATTGTTTTTGGTTCTATTTTGTCCATAATTAAGTTGTTTTAGTTTTCCTTTTATTCGTATCGTCCTGTCTTGTAATCGAATGATAAAGTCACCTCTCCTGGCACCCCCATCAATCGCTGTTTTTTTACCTTCCAAATCTTGATATTTACGTTTGGATCATCACTATCAAACATATTCCTATCAACTGTAAAGAATACATCTACCTTATTCCACCACAAACTGCCTCCATATATCATAAATGGGCTGGGCTCTGGCCTGTCTTCATTGCTGGTGCCCCCCGTTGATCGTGGATGCTCCACCAAAAGAACAGGTATGTCGTGTTTAACTGCAAATAACTTAGCCTGCGTTAACGCTATTTTAAGGTACTGACTTATATTACCGCCTCCAGACATATTTGCCCCTTCAGATACGCTGTTGAATGGATCTATTAAAACCATTCCCACGCCTTCGTTTTTTATAAGTCGTGAAAACTCCGCAAATACATCCTGAATACTTGGTATGTCATCAAAGTCTAAAAAATAGAAGTGTTCATTTACAAATTTAGAAGCTTCGATATATTCCTGGTGATTAATCTGGTCTGAAAATCCTTTACTTATTGAACCACCTGAATACTGTCTCATTAATTCTTCTATCATATCCGGGATTGGATAACTCTCAGGTGAATAAACGGCAATCTTCTTATTGTCATGTTGAGCCCTTAGAATAAATAACCAATTTAGAAAGGTTGACTTTCCGGCACCTGGATAACCTGTAATGCCATATAGAAAACCATCTCTCCACCTTAAATGTTTATGTAGGCCATTAAGGTGTATGCTGGTGCCATCCTTTTGCCCATTATGGTAGTAGGAGTCTAATACATCGTTAAAGTCCTTAGATCGCTTTGTATGGCTTTCTGTTCCTGTGTTGCCTTGTAGCCTTTCAGCTAGTGATTTTACAAAATCCATTATTCTTTAATTCCTAGTTTGTCCATTAATTCGTTTGCTTCTTTCGCTGCTATCTTTACGGCTTTGTAATAAATCTTATAATTTTCATTGATCTTGGAAAGTGCGTTGTAATTAGCTAGTCCCAATAGCATTGAATGGCTAAGTTCATTCATAACCTTTTCAACCAAAGCAGAGTAATTCATCAACGTCTGAACTATAATTTGCTTATCAATCCATTTGCCATCATTGAGTTTCTTTATCATTTCCATGTACTCAAGGCATGCGGGTTGCTGAGCATAGTTTTCATTCATGACATTTTTGATCTGCGTTTTTAGGTTGTCGGTCATTTTATGATTTGTTTTATGTTTTTAGTTTCATTGATGTAAGGCAAAGTATTTAGAAGCGATGACTTCCAGTTCTTTATTTTCTTACCATTTCCGTTAGACCAGTTATTTTCTATCCAAGATTTATACTTAAATTCTAAGTCCTTCAAGTTAATATGTGGCTTTTGAGATAATGCGTAAATCTCAAATTCTTTAAATGCGGGTATAT